TAGCGGAATCAATGGTAGAAATAAGGAACATTTTAAACAGGATAGACGGCGTCAACGTGCCAACAAACGAGATCAACGAACTGGCGGATGACGACAAGATCGAATTCACTAAAGTGATGTTGGACATATCACAGATCAAGGACAGGGTGGAAGCACTGTCAGTGGACGAAGAAGCGAAGAAGTCAGCGATACAATCACTGACCAACGCGGAAGAGGCCTTGGTTGCTCTAGACGAAAGCGAATACGAACCATTCCCCGAAGAGGACGAGATGACGTTCGAGGACGATGACGCGTTCTACGAAGCGTTCGGTGAACTGGGCTTCCCAGAAGACGAGACGGAATTGTTCGACGCGGAGTACAGAGGACGTAAGGTGCCACTGAACAAACCAATGCGTGGTGATGTTAAGAAATTCAAGGTGTACGTGAAGGATCCAAAATCTGGAAACGTGAAAAAAGTAAACTTCGGACACGGTGGAAGTTCGGCGAGAAAAGCCGGACAGAAGACCATGAAGATCAGGAAATCAAATCCAAAGGCGAGGAAATCATTCAGGGCCAGACACAACTGTGCCAACCCAGGACCAAAAACCAAGGCCAGATACTGGTCATGCAGGAAGTGGTAACATGCGTATCACTGAGGTCGTAGGGATCACAGAAGCCGAGTTCGAGAAACTAGCCGAGAAAAAGGATGCCTGCTATCACAAGGTGAAATCAAGATACAAAGTTTGGCCATCCGCATACGCCAGTGGTGCATTGGTGCAGTGCCGTAAGAAGGGCGCGGCCAACTGGGGTAACAAGAGCAAGAAATAATGAACATCCGAGAGATACTTGAAGGACAGCGTTGCTGGAAAGGGTACGAGAAGAAAGGTACCAAGATCATGTTCGGCAAGCGCGTGAACAACTGTGTCAAGAAGGAAGACGTGGACTTCTGTGTCAACTGTGGAGAATTGGTCCTGTCAGAGACCCTGAACGAGGACCTCAAGAAATGGTTCAAGCAGAAATGGGTGCGTTTTGGTCCTAAGGGCAAGATCCGTGGAGCATGCGGAGGCAAGAGCAAGGGCGAGGGCAAACCAAAATGTTTACCAGCCAAGAAGGCCTACGCACTGGGCAAGAAGGGTCGCGCGAGTGCGGCACGCAGGAAGAGGAAGCAGGATCCCAATCCGGACCGACGTGGTAAAGCCAAGAACGTGGCCACCAAGAAAAAATAGTTTACATACCCCACAAAGTATAATATAATACACGCTTAACAACAGGAGAAACAAATGGCAGTAAGAAATTTCAACGACGCTGAGAAGCAGAAACTAATACAGATTATATCACAGGGCTCACAGGTACTAGGTGAGGTCGAGGACTTGAAAGGTGGATTGAAAGACACGGTAAAAGCGATAGCAGAGGAACTGGAACTCAAACCAGCACTGATCAACAAGGCCATATCTGTGGCACACAAGGGCAACTACCAGAACATCGCAGACGAGATGGACACACTAGAGAGCATTCTAAACACGGCCGGCAAACTTTAATGTTAGACAAAGTCAGAGCATTCTGGCTTCGTAGTTTTGAGAGTGACAGGACAGCGTTCTATTTTGAACTTGTCAGTTTCATATTCACAGTTGGAGCCAGCCTTACATTAGCGATAACGGCCGCAGACCCGGACATGACGATAATCTATCCTGGATTCTTTATAGGTGCTGTGACACAATGTTACGCATCTTACAGAAGAGACGCGGCGTTCGTAATGATGATCACTGGCTATTTCGCAATCATAAATGTCTACGGATACGGCGTAGCAAGTTATTGGTGGTAGATGAGTTATATAGACGCATTATATAAAAAAGACGAAGACAAGATTTACGTGGTTGAACGAGACCCCAAGAAAGGTCGAATATTCACGGAATATGATGCTAGGTACGTGTTCTACTATCCAGATGCCAGGGGCAAACACAGGGGCATGACAGGCGAGCCTCTACAACGAGTAGTATGTTCAACAAGCAAAGAATTCATAAAAGAGCAACGTATAAGATCAAACAAGCAACTCTATGAACACGATATCAATCCCGTGTTCAGATGTCTGGAGGAGAATTACCTAGGTAAGGAAACTCCAAAACTGAACGTGATGTTCTTTGATATCGAGGTGGACTTCGATCCAGATCGAGGTTATTCAACAACAGATGATCCGTTCATGCCCATAACTGCCATAAGTTGTTACATGAGCTGGACGGATCAACTGGTCACACTCGCAGTTCCACCCAAGACAATCAGCATGACGGACGCAGAAGAACTTACAAAGAGATTTGACAACACCATGTTGTTCGAGAAAGAAAAAGATATGCTGGATGCTTTCCTACAACTTGTGGAAGACGCGGACATATTGAGTGGTTGGAACAGTGAGGGTTATGATATCCCGTACACCGTTGGACGTATACAAAAAACATTGAGTGGTGACGACACAAGGAGATTGTGTTTCTGGGGCGAGAAACCAAAGAGAAGAGTTTTCGAGAAGTATGGTAGAGAACAGTTGAGCTTTGATCTCGTAGGCAGAGTACACTTGGACCTACTGGAACTATACAGGAAATACACATACGAAGAGAGGCACAGTTTTAGACTAGACGCCATAGGCGAACACGAGCTCGGAGAAAAGAAGACCGTGTACGAAGGAAGTTTAGATAACCTATACAAGAATGACTTTGGACTATTCATAGAGTACAACAGGCAAGATACAGCATTATTGGCCAAACTCGAAAAAAAATTAAAGTTCATAGAACTTGCTAACGAGATAGCACACCAGAACACGGTACTGCTACAGACAACAATGGGTGCTGTCGCAGTGACGGAACAGGCCATCGTGAACGAAGCACACAGACGTGGTATGCAGGTGCCCGGTAGGAAGTACAAGAAGGAAGGTGAAGAGAACCAACCGGCGGCCGGTGCATACGTGGCCACACCGACTAAAGGAATACATGATTGGATTGGATCTATTGACATCAACAGTCTGTATCCTAGTGTGATTAGGGCCTTGAACATGGGACCTGAAACAATAGTTGGACAGATAAGACCTGTGATAACTTCTGCGGAAATCAACAGGGCTAAATCCCAAAAGAAATCGTTCGCGGCCGCATGGGACAGCCAGTTCGGATCATGGGAGTACCAGGCAGTGATGAAACAGGACAAGGGCACCGAGATCATAGTGGATTGGGAAGACAATACCAGTGTGCGTATGAGTGCGGCACAACTGTATGAGATCATATTCGATGGCAACAACAAGTGGATGCTGAGTGCGAACGGTACTATATTCACTTACGAGTACGAGGCGATCATCCCAGGACTACTGAAGCGTTGGTATGCGGAACGTCAAGAAATGCAACAGAAGATGCGTGAGTGTGGCGACAACGAGATAGAAAGGGAATATTGGGACAAGAGACAACTCGTGAAGAAAATTAACTTGAACAGTCTGTATGGAGCGATACTGAATCCAGGCTGTAGATTCTTTGACATAAGGATAGGTCAATCAGTGACACTGACGGGTAGATGTATCACGAAACACATGGCCAGCAAAGTGAACGAGATCGTGGCGGGCAAGTATGACCACAAGGGCGAGAGCGTTGTGTACGGAGACACAGACTCGGTGTACTTCTCGGCATACAAGACTCTCAAAAAAGAGATAGACGAAGGCGTCATACCTTGGACTAAAGATTCAGTCGTTGCGTTGTATGACAAAATATCCGATGAAGTTAATGGATCATTCAAGTCATTCATGACCCGGGCTTTCCACACACCAAGCACGAGGGGAGAAGTAATAGCGGCGGGTAGGGAACTGGTAGCGTCGAAAGGACTGTTTATCACTAAAAAAAGATATGCTGTATTGTACTACGACAAGGAAGGCAAACGTGCTGACACAGAAGGCAAGGCGGGCAAAGTCAAAGCGATGGGCCTCGACCTAAAGAGATCAGACACACCAGTGTATGTACAGGACTTCCTGAGTGATCTGTTATACATGGTACTGACAGGAATGACAGAGAAAGAGGTACTGGAGAAGATCAGTGAATTTAGGGCAGAATTCAAGGCTAGGCCAGGTTGGGAGAAAGGCTCACCAAAACGAGCCAACAACATGACCAAATACACCGAGGAAGAGGAGAAGAAGGGTAAGGCTAACATGCCGGGACACGTCAGGGCCAGTATGAACTGGAACAGGTGTAGGGAGATGTACGGCGACAAGTACTCAATGCCCATAACAGATGGCGCCAAGGTCATTGTATGTAAATTGAAAAGCAATCCACTAGGATATACAAGTATTGCTTATCCTGTTGATGAATTGCGTATTCCAGAATGGTTCAAGGAACTGCCGTTTGATGGAGAGGCGATGGAGTCAACCATACTGGACCAGAAGATAGACAACCTAATCGGGGTGCTGGGTTGGGACGTGCAGTCTACCGAAACCACAAACACGTTCAACAAACTGTTCGAATTCTAAATATAAACATGCTGAGCATAGAAGAAATCAAATTACTAATTGAGAAACTAGAAAATTTTGACAAGGGCAAGGACCTAAGGACCATCGTTGAACAAAACCTTAAAATTCTCAAAGATCTAGAAATGGCCATCGATGCCAACAACAACGAAGTGATCGACAGATTAGATAAAACACCGGAATGGTTTAGCAAGGATCTTGAACAGAAACGACATAAACCGATAGTTGATAATGGATTATACAGGATGGTGCAGACCAAGATATTCCAATTCGCAAGAACCAATCTCTACAACAGCCTAGAGATAGGTCCGGGCACAGGCATGTTTTCAAAAGAATTCAGAGCATGGAGATTGAATTTCTTCGTTGATGTCTTGATAGACGTACAGGAAAAAATCAGGAGAAGATTCAATCCTG